GTGTCCGAGCACTCTCAAAAAAGCCACCCCCCTTACTTAAATTACATTGTCTGCATAGTGCTTGAAGGTTATCCATCGAATCATCACCGCCTAACTTCCTTGGTATCACATGATCGACGTGAGTGGCTTCCATGCCACATCTCTGACAAGTGTGCTGATCTCTGGTCAATACTCTTTGCCGGATCTTACGCCATAACGCTGTTGATCCATCATCTCTTAACGCTGATTGCTTAGCCATTAGTGATAGTTATTCTTTTGGAAGAAGTCCCAAGCTGCACAAGGACTACCGTATCTGTTATCGATGTACTTCAATCCCCATTTAATTTGTAATTCTGGCATTGCAGTCTTTAGATATATAGATCGCCCTTGTGGTATTCCGTAATGAGAGCCATTAACAGCATCTGGATTCCATGCTGATTCTTTACCGTATAACTTGCCTAGGCAACTCATCTGCTTCTTATCATCTACCAAGATAGCTGCATATTCTTTAATTGTTAATCTTTTAGCCTCATCCGGAGCATCCGCATAAGCCGGTGAGAATAGAGATATCCCAATAGCAACTAGCACCCCGCGACCTACCCGCCTCAGCGGGTCGCGGTGAGCCCTTGATGGGCTCTGCGTCGATAGCGTACCATTCATGTCAAATCCTTTCGTATAACCGCAGGTCAGAGCGCGTGTCTTAATACATGAAGCCCAAGATCGGGCAATATGCAATTACGTAATACCTGTCGTTTATTAGATAGTTTGTACTTGCTTAGGTCTACTTGATGTAATTTCTCTAAATCTGGGATCTGGGCTGTTCTCAGGTTCTCACCCTTAAACTCAGCATCTGTAATGTCGTAATTAGCCCAGAAGTAATGTCGTTGCAGCTCCTTTGTTGGCTTGATTAAGACATCGTAATAAGGCTTTACGTTCTCAACCACATACAAGCCCTCATAATGAGTCATAAGCAGAATGATCTCCTGGTATAACTTCATGTCTGGATAAACTGCCTCAGTACCTCGATACTTAACTTGAATGTTAAATCTGAAACTGCTATGGCTCTGGCATGGTGGAGATGACCAGATGTAGTCGAAGTTCTTGTAATTAGCCAGTAGGTAAGCATGAGCATCACCCACAATAATCTCATCATTCGGATACAAGTCTGAATAAACAGCTGCAATATCTGGATCTAATTCAACAGCCGTAATCTGGTGCTCATCGCCCCATAAACGCCTATTACCGCCAATCCCAGCATAAAGGTTAAGTATTCTCATTGATGACCCCAACCTGTTCCCTTAAAAGATATACCAAACGTACCCCAAACTCGATGCATTTCCATACCGCAACAAATTGGCTGATGTTCTTCATGGATTGATTTCTCAATTTCCATTGTTATCTGGCAAGTTACGCATTTGTATTCATAAATCGGCACGTTGGACACTCCATTCCTTTGAATAAGTATGTTCCATCTTGGTCGCATCTAACAATCTCATGACTAGGTGCTTTATTGGCAATTATTGGCATTATGTCCTTGACTTTGCCAAATAGCAGGTATTCGCCTGCATCCTCGCCTTGCCCATTGCATCTCATAATGACTATTGGCAGTTTCCCGTTCGCATTTGACGCAGCTTGTTTGATCCAGGCCAAGGGTTGAAAGTCTGCCCTAGCCTTAACCTCGATTGAGATACTTGGGATGTTGAGAATGTCCTCGCCTTGGCGACCAGCGCCAGCAGTATCGGCATATTCCCACCATTGTTTAAGATAATCGGCTATAACCTTTTGAGTCCGATATCCTCGATGTTTGCGATGATTAGCCATGATTGATGCCCATGACGTAACCGCCCCAAGCAGCTAAGCAAATCAAGAATAAATACAAATAATGAATTAGATCATCCTTATCCATTGACTGAATGACATCTCTTACAAGTCCAAGTCGCATTGACTGGAGTGTCGGCGTTCTCAATCTTCGCTACATGAGCCAATATGATTTCCTCGTTGCATAACTGACATCTTAAAGTCAAATGCATCAAGTTCATCCATTGACCATTGATCTTTACTTCAACAAATCCCATCACACACTCCTTAACTTTTGTCGTTCCCATTTGCCATTAGATCCAAGGTTGTACCAAACTGTTGAACATTTGGCTTCGCCTGTTCTAGGTGCATAACCGCAGAAGAATCCGCCCCAGGCACGTCCCGCCTTTTCGCCTTCTTTCCAAATCATTTCGCCATGAACGCAACCCTCAGAATTTGTACCTCCAAGAATGTCCTGGACATTAGCGATTGCCTCTGCTGCTGTTATTGCTGGAGGCTGTGTTACATCTCCATAAATTGGTTCTGTACTCCAAGGATCCGCAGCTAGTGCTTCCTCTTTGGTTTTAAAACTTGGCACTTCTTTTGCCTTGGCGATGTCTTTGGCGCTCAGTCTTTCGACCTTGCTCATTTCTTCTCGACTTGGGCGCTTTCCTTTAGCAGCATAACCCGCGTTTGCAAGCGCTCGACCGATTGCCGAAGTCTCACAATTCTCCAGCGCTGAAGTAGCATTAACGCCTCGATCAGTAACCTTCTCCTCTGCGTACCCGGTCGTAAACGCAACGCCATCTGCGTAAGTTCGATATAAGTACGCTTTAACAATGAATCTATCATTAGCAAAACTCTCCAATTCTGTTGATATTCTAAAGTCCGGAAAGTCCTTAATAAACTTCTCTAAGCGACTTTCAACTGTCTCATAATCTGCAAGGTTAAACATTCGGTAATTCATCCTGTCCCATTAAGTAATCTGTTTGTTCAGGCAAAGACCAAACCGATCCATCTGCCCATGTTTGTACTTCTATAGCGCAGGCGTTGCAATAGTGTCTGCGTACGCCATTACTGCGGGGATGATTGCTTACTACTGTATAACTAGCTGCTTTCTGTCCAAGTAGATTATTGACTCCATATCGGACTTTGCAATAATCGCACCAAACGCCAGGCGCCGATTTAATAACTGTCAAGGTCACTCCAATCAGTTGATGCAATCTGTCCAGCGAGCGCAATGTATGCGCAGCCGTCTTTGTAACTGTCTGCGTGGTTTGGCGACTCTTGTAAGCGTGAGACTTTGACAAGTGCCATGCAGATTGCGACTTCGTGAGGCTCGATGTTACGTTCAAGGTAGGCTGACCAGAGTTTGGCGATTCGAAGGTGATTGAGAGCTGCCAAACCGTAATCTTTACCTCGGTCTTGGATAAGGTCTTGGGCTTCGTTAAGGATGTCATTAGCGCGCATTAACACTCACGCGCTGACTGTTCTTGCCAATCGCCAAACCTTCGCGCTTGCCCTCTGTAAAGCCTTTGCCCCAGCCAACAATAAACCATAAGATATTGGCTAGCATTAACAAAACAATTACTGGTACTTGTAGATCCATTTGATTTGCTCCCGTTCTTGTAGCCTGGGTTGGCTACTGGATTACGGTCTCACATTCCTGGGACAATTACACGTTAATTTTGATAACGAAACGGTAACTATTTAGCCCCAGCGTTTGCCCTGGTAAATGAAAGATCCATCTTTAGGATCGATTGGGATAAGTTCAGGCGTGAAGCGCTTACCATGCAAAGTACCTACAACAAAGCCCATCTGCCAATTTGCATAACCCTTTGTGTAGCCCATTCCAGGACTTGATAGGTCTACAAGGTTGCCAACCTCAACACCCCATACAATACGGCCGTATCGGCCTCCAGAGGCCTCAGAATGGGCAGATAACCCAAGTCTATGGGTATGGCCTGACACGATTGATTTACCCATACGCATGGCGCCATTAAGCGCTGTTTGTCCAGGCTTGTTCGATAGTGGAAAAGCATCTCCGTGGCAGGTATGCCAGCCAGGAGCAAAATCAAAACCATTTGGATGGTACTTAATACCAGCCTTGTCATAGCCCATAAACTTGTCATAACGCAGCTCTGGCAAGTTCATAAATGCCGGGAGTCTGCGAGACAAAGACTTGTAAACACGCGCTCCATGATTGGAGCCAACTACGTCCGTGACGCCAAGATATTCAAGAATCTCTAAAGTGAGTCTGCGATCCTCATCGATGTTGCCTTCGACCTCTTGCCAAGGTTGAGCGAATCCACCAAGCTGCGGGAGGTCGATTTCGTCACCGATACAAATGGTTTGATGAGGCTTGTAAGCCCTTAAAAACTTGCCTAGATTCTTGACTGCTGCTTCATGAAAGAACGGTGCTTGAATATCTGAAATCCAAGCAATTCGTTTTACTGTCATTAGTCCTCGTCGTCGTCCTCGTAATCCCCAAACTTTTCAGGGTCGATTGGATCAGGCAAAATCCATCCGGGATATGCCGATGGCTCGACGATGATCGCTAAAGCGATTTCGTCATGAAACCCAGCGCGCTTTAACGAAGTCCAAAACTCCTGTAACCCGATGCAATAAGCGTCGAGTTTTGAGTAGCCTTGATCCTCTAGCTGCTTAGTTACTTTTCTAGCCATGTGGATAAGTGTCCCTTACTTCTTTAGAAGTTCCATCATCTGCTCTTGGCGTGTCTCTATTCTTGCCAATCGGTCTGCGAGAGATGATCCACCATTCGGCGTAAGAGTCCACAACCAACCGCGAACCAAGTAACGCAAACCGCCAACAACAATAGCAAGCGTCGAGAAAATAGCGAGAACAAGTCCCGCCCAATCATTTGCTGTCACCGTAGACCATAGGCTTCATCTTTAGGATTTAGCCAACGCATAATCGGTGGGATTGTTGCCAACGCACCAGCGTAAGCAATGTTTTTAGGGTCAGTTTCCCCTGCAGCGACAAGTGCAAGAGCAGCTGTTAGAAACGCTCTGCCCCAACTTGCTAGCATCTTCTTTAGGTCTTGGCTCATCTGTTCCTCCTAGTAACGGGATGTTAAAAAACTTCGAATCCGTGTCGCCAGCCTTTGTAAAACTGACGTGGATGTGCTTTGTGTGTGGATTGACTCCCGTGTACTTGCGCCAACGCCAGAGGCTTCGAGCGCTTGCAATCTTGTGATTAAAGATGACATAAGAAATTCGTTTATCTGACTTGGCTGCAATTCGAATCTGGTCGGCAACGTAAGCAGCTGTGGAGGCTTGTTTGTCGAAATCAGCATCGAGATCGATAGCGCGAACAAACCCTGAATCAGGGTCAGGGTTATGATCGCTCTTTCGGGTTGAGTGCTTGGCGTCTCCGATTGTCCCGTCTGAGTCACGCTTGCGATCTGGATAAGCATCGTCTGCCTGTTCTCTTAGTTGGACAACTGATTTACTTAGACGCGGTTTCATCTGTAAACATCTTAGTCAAGTGTTCCACTATGCAGGTTCGCTTGGGAATACAATTTTGTTTGGGTCAGCATTGGTCGTAGGCAAGTCACGCAACGATTGACGATAGGTAGCCCAAGCAGATTTGTCCCACGGAGCATCTTCAACCATTTTTGCATCACAGGCTTTCAATAAATTGTTTCTATGGATGCGGATTCTTTCCCAACGCCATTCGTCAGGAATATCTGCCTCAAATACTTTGTCTAAATATGACATTGTTTCTCCTTAGAACTCATAGTAAATATTGATTGTTAAAATGTCACCTGTCGCCCAAGTGAAAGGAACTGTAGTGTTTGCAAAATCGCGAGTTGTGTACGTGGATGAAGAGTTTAACGCAGCGGGAAATACGCGCTGAACACCACCGTCCGTTCCAGTACTGGCAATTCCTAAAACAGTATTGCCACTACTAGTATCAAAAAAAGCACATGTCCCAGTATTAAAAGAGTAATCAATAACGCCTGATGTCGGTGTATTAACATAAATTGTTCCTGTGACTAAGGTAGTTGAACCAAAAGTTACCTGAATAAAAAGTGCCTCATAATCATTACTAGTAGCTTGTCTTGCAACAACTGTTCCATTACCTATCGTTAGTCCGCTAAAAGTGGGAGTAAAAGCGACCCAAGTTAGACCCGTTCCTGGTGTACTCCAACTGTAATCAAGGTCTGTATTAGATGCTTTAGCCAATACCTGACCAGTCGTGCCACCCTTTAAATCAACAAAGGACGTATCAACTCCACCTAGAGCAGTACGAATTGCAGCTGCGCCGTCCTTTACGAGGTCGGTATCGTCGGGGGTTTCCCATCCGAAATTAGTTGTTGTTGCCATGTTTCTCCTTTATCAGGCTACTATTGTAGCGTCAATCCATTCTAGTGTTGGGCTTAATGTGTTCCATGTCTCGGCTCCTGAGACTCCATTCCAACGTGTGGACTGGAGGCTATAGGCGGTTGGTGAGACAGTCAAAGTTAAATAAAGTGAGTTGTAACCAGCGGTAAAAGTCCAGCCCTCTACAAAGCCTTGGAATTGTCCATTAGTTATGTTTGAAGGTAAATCGACGATGTTTACTGCTAGACCCATAAAGACCTCCAGTAAAGCATCTCTATCGGAATCATCAATCTCTGGGCTTGAAAGTGGGAAAGTAATGGACTTGAACTGTGCCTCTGGAAATGCACGTAGACCTAAATAGAACTCAGCCTGATCTAAAGCGTCTGCGCCGTTTTCAAGTGAGGTATTAATCTGGTAAGCCTGTTGCCCATAAACAGCGATTGAAGCAGCATCCGACGCGGATTCCTGAGCGTTAGCCTTGTAACTAATAGTGACGTTATTACGGACATCGCCTGAACGCTTTGAGGTTCTAATCCCGCGAGCCAAAGCATGAGAACCAGTTAGATCCACATAGCCGTTAGTAGCAAGGTAAGAGCTGCGTCTAGTGCTGTCGGCATACCCGATTCTGCCTTGTGAGTCCTCGTATAAGTAACCGAGTCCAGAAGTAGCCAAAGAAGATACAAGGCTGTAAATGTCTGTAGTCTGGGCAGAGCGAGCAGTTAATTCATAATCGCCAGGTTGGTCAATATCACCAAGTCCGGAGTTCTCAGCATCCGCCCAAGTTGTGGCTGGGTTGTATCCAGCCCAAGTTTCAGCAGCTGGTACTTCGTTCCAAGTATCAAACAGCGCTTCACTTAGAATCGCGTAAATCTGATCGCCGTCAAAATCTTTGCTTAAAACACCCTCTGTAAGCGTCTTAGGCAGTTTAGACAAAGCACCTAAAGCAACTACCTTGATTCGCTCTGAAATAGCCGTAGATGAGGCTTGTGTGACTTCTACGTCGATGTCTGTTACATAGCCACCAAAGAGATTTACATAAGTACCAGAGGAGTCCTTGACTTGGATATTGATCTGGTCATTGACGTCAATCTCAATAGGAGATAGATCCAGGTTAAGAATCTCAACATTGCAATAACCGGCATACGGCTGAGAATAAATGTCTTGGCGACCAGAAGTAATCGTAAGATTAGCAAGGGTAAGATTTGTGTAATCGCCTCCGCCATTGATTGTAAGGTTCCATTCAGGAGTCCATTGACTCATGCGACTAGAGCCGATCCAGGTCCACCGCCACCGCGGTAAGAGGACTCGTTAATAATCTCCACAATCTGACGGGCAACGCCTTCCTTGTCTAAGGCTCCAGTTACGTTAATGTTAAAAGTATTACCGCGTTCTTCTGCCATACGGAATCGTCCAACATCAAATGAACCAACCGATGCAGCAGCTGCTACGGCAGTAGTTGTGGCAGTGCTTAAAACTCGACTTGAAGTCGAACCTCCGCCTCCGCCTCCCCCTCCGCCTGTGCTAGGAGTTGTAATAGTTGGCGGTGTGTAAGTTGGAGTGCTTACCTTTGGCGCTGAAACTGTTGGTGATGTAAATGAAGGCTTAGAGATCGTTGGAATGTTAGGCAATAATGGGATGGAGTTGTAAGCCTTAATAAGGGCATTGATTCCATCGATAGCGCCAGAGACAAGAGTACGGATTACGTTAATGACTCCACCTACAATGTCCACGACACCAGCAGCAATCTTTGCCACAAATGTAATCGCTCCACCCAAAGCCACCGTAAATACTGGAACGATGTAATCAACGATAAATGAACCGAGTGCCTGAAAGGACTCTTTGTTTCGTTCGATTGCTTGCTTTAGTGGATCAAAGATTTTTACAAACTTCTCAAAGCCTGGTACAACTTTATTAACGATAATGTCAATAAGTTTTTGAATAATAGGCAAAAGGTTATAACCGATTGTCTCGACACCTTCGTCAAAGGCTACCTTGAGACGATCCATTCGACCCTGAAATGTTTCAGCGTTCTTAGCAGCTGCGCCACCAAAGAGATCAGTAAGTTTTGTTTGAACCTGAGTAAAGGACATTGCCTTCAATTCAGCAGCAGTTAATCCAATACCTAAACGTCCAAGGGCTGCGCTGTTTCCATCATAAGCCTTACCTAGGCTGTTAGCGACTGCCTCTAATGGCTTGCCTGTTTGTGTGGAAATGTCAAGAGCAAGAGATAGTAAATCCTGAGCCTTTGAGACGTTGCCAGTTGATAAAGCCAAGCGAGCAAGGGCTGGACGAAGATTGTCATCTGCAACGCCAGTAGCGCGAGCCATCTTATCGATGGAGTCTTCTGTAGCTGCAATCTGTGCCTTAGTTGCATTAGTTGCGTTTTCTAACGCTGAGGCTAATTTAACCTGGCTTTGTTCATCGGCTAATGCAGCCTTAACGCCATCAACGCCGATCTTAACTGCATAGGCACCAGCAGCTGCTGCAGCCGCTAAAAATGCAGCCCCGGCTACTTTGCCAAACTTTTCTAACTTACCAGCAGATGTTTCAACATCGCCATTAGCTGCTTTTAACTTTTTATTAAGATCATCGACGTCAGCAAGGATTGAAAGTTTAAGGGTTCTATTACCTGCCATTAATCCCACTCCTTCAAAATCTGACTAAATGCTTCTTCCCATTTCTGCACTAACTGAGGCTGGATCTGACGCAAAGTTGGGTAGATGAAGTAACCTGAGTTACCTCTGCCCTTGTTAGGCGTACGCTTTGGGAACTGCTTAAATCTATTAGATCCAAACTCCATACCGTAAAGTAGGTCGAGAGTTGAACCGCCACCGCTGAACTTTTGACGAGCAAAGCCGTAACTGAACTCACCGATCTTTGAAGTCTTGCTTACCTTAACTCCATCAGCAATACGGCGAGCAGCAGTCCCTGAAACCGTACGAGTCGCTGCTGCGATCTTAATCTGTTGAGAAGCATACTCAGCAAGATTAGAAGATTCCTTTTTAGCAGCTTCAACGGCTTCATCTGACATACCTTTGAAAGCCCTGGTAATACCGCGTAGATCTGTTTTGTCATAAGCGATCTTGACTTCATCTGCCATCCGATCGCTCCTTCAATATATCTATCGCCGTTAAAATGTCGTCTGCGTCCTCCCAGTATTGCATCGGTATCCCCGTCTCTATTGCTAGATTAACGAGGATCCGCCTTATGCTTCCTGGTTGGTGGCTTTTGGGCTATCGTCTCCGACCGTTACATCTGCAACCGTCTCAGACCAAATGTCGTAAGACTTAACAGGCTTTCCGGCGTTCTCTCGCTTGTAAGCGTTATAAGCCAGAAACATAAGATCCCAGATTCCGATTTTGTCGTTTGCCTGAGAAATCGTGTTGCCTGTTGCCTTTTCCCACTTTGCCCACTCAGGAGGCTGAGCCGTATAAGTTGCTTCGTCGCCTGAGTTATATGTAATTGTTATTGGTAGTTTCATCTAGTGCTCCCGTTTGTTAGATTTTAACTGAATGTGTCTGCAGGTGTTCCAACTACTGTTAGTGCCCAAGTGTCAGTCTGTGCTCCTGGAGCACCGCCACCGACTGTTGGGTAAACAGGCAATACGTTACAAGCAAAGACTGCGCCAGTAACTGCTGTGAGTGATACTGCAAGTGTAGTGTTTGGATTCGCATCAGCTGCGAGCCACATTGCTTCAAATAGTGATGATGTTGCACCCCAGTCAGCAAGTAACTCTACGTTAAGAGTCCATTGATCGTCTGTGTGCTTGTAAGCCTTGCCATCGAGAGTCTGGTAGACGTCGATTGTTGGGCTGTTCACGAGAGTCACGCTAGTTGTCTGAGCATCGTAATTAGTCGTTGCGATGGTTAGAACGAGGTCGCGACCCGTAATGACTGTTGTTGGCATTATTGGTTCTCCTTATGCTGTCTGCGTATACCAGGTGGATACGCGTATGTCCGCGACTAGCAAGTTACTAGCGCCTACTTGTGTGACTGTTGGTCGATCAACTACCTGGAGATCGTATCCAGCCGGTATGACCGCCACAACGCTTGTTATGAGTTGTTCTATGTTATCAAGTGATGCTGGATTGCTGTTATAAGCAACGCAGCAAGTAATCGTGTAATTCAACTTGCATCGAAAGGTGCTCTTGCCGATTGTCTCAAACTCCATATATGGTGAGTCCGGAACGACCACAACAGCAGGAGCAGGGATCTGCTCTGGAACGTAACTAAATACGTTTGCTGCAACTCCAGATAATGCTGTGGCAAGAGGAGTACGAACTGCTGAAAGAATAGTGCTCGGCATTACTGAGCCATTGTTTCAACATCGATGTAAGGTCCGAGTAGACCTACGACACGATTGAATAAGCTGCGACCCATTCTGTATGGTGATGGGGCAAAGTCTACGCCTTCAATCTGTCCGCCTGGAGCAGTACGAGATTGGAATACTTCAACTGAAACTACGATGATTGCGGATTCGACCGCTGCAACTCCAACATACGTTGAAGCGCCTGTAAGTGTTGCGGATCCGCTAGGAATGACATTTCGTTCGAGAACATCGGCATTAGTGATGTCTGCTGTAAATGTGTACGCATCGACATCAGCATTGACTGTTCGAGTGCCGTTAAAGGGAGATCCGCATCCTGCGATGACAACTGATTGTCCTTCGGTGAACTCATGGATTCCTACTGTCTCAAAGGTTGCGACATTATCAGTCAGCGAAACCTTGGCGATTGGTGATGCAAAAGTTGTAAGCAAAGGCAAGATAACTGCCTCAGATGTGTCGATGATGTCATCGAGGTAAGCATCGTTATAAAGAGCAGACGAAACACCAAGCACCGTTCTCAACTGTGCAGCTGTGATAATACTTGGCATTTCGTCCTCTCTAAACGACTGGCGGGGAGATCGGGAGCAACCCCCCCGCCATGATTAATTAAGCGTTCTGGTTAAGTGTGAACGCACCGCCAGCAGTCAAAGTAACTGCTGAGCCATAGCCGTAATAACCAACTTCAACCTGACCTGTACCAACGATGTTAGTACGGAGTTGTAGTGGACCGGCACCTTCGTACCATGTAAACGCTTCGCGGTTTACCATGATGATTGAATCATCGCCTGTACCTGAGATGTATGGATCTACAAATACTGGAAGTCCCATTACTGAACCAACTGCGTTACCTGGCTCAACTACGCCAAGTCCGTTTGATGAGTTACCAGCAACGTTGAATAGAGGACGCTTTGATGAATCTGTCAAAGCGATCAAAGCAGCCCACTGATCTGGAGTTACGATAATTCCAGTTGGGAAGCGCTTTGTTGCGTTGTAGATTGAAGCTGCACCGCGTGAGATGTAGCCAGCGAACTCATCGCCATCGAATGGAAGTGTGATAACCGTTGAGTCAAGTGTTCCAGCCTGTAGTGCTGTAACCATTGCAGTATCTGTTGCCTTTGCGTATGCGTTAGCCATTAGGCGAACCAACTCATCAAAGAATGCTGGTGATGTGCGGTCAAGAACCTCAACATCGAACTTCTGCATTCCCGCGTACTTGGCGACTGAGCAAGAAACATACTCGATCTCTGTCTGAGTATCTGAGAATGCACCCTTTTCAGCAGCAGCAGCTACTGTTGGAGCAGTCTTTACGCGAGGGATTTCAAAAGTCATTCCCGCAGCAGGCAAGACAGCATTACGAACTGCTGAAATTGCAGGACGGATGTTTGTTGTCTTTGGATCCCAAATTGTTGTTAGTTGAGGAGTTGGTACAAGACCAGCAACCTCAGTTGTTGTTGTATCTGATGCAGCAGCAACATACAACTTAGATGTCTCATCGCCCATTGCTGCGCGAACTGAGTGCTCTAGGTATGAACCTGCTGAAACGATTGGTGTACGAACGCGCTGAGAGTTAAGCGGATGTGTTGTCGCCTTAACTTCAACCTTAGCAGCTTCAACCGTCTCGGTTGATACTGCCTCTGAAACGGTTTCTGACACTAGGTCTTCTCCTTCGGTCTTAGAGTCCTCGATCTGAGGCTCTGGGTTTGATTCGGTTGCAGCGGTGCCAGGGTTCTCGGCTGCTGCTACCTTTTCCACTTCGGCACCTGGGATTGCTCCATCAGTTACAAGTGAAACTTCAATTAAGTTAGATGCTGAGATAGCCATTACGCCATCCTTGTTGTCCCAAGCATCTACCTCTACTCCGACGCTGAAATCTGAACGAAGTCCAGTAGCAGCTTCTTCCAAAGCATCATTACCAGCAGTTGTCTTAGCGATCTTGAATGAGGCTGTAATGCCTGTGTCATCCTGAGACCATTCGACCAACTTGCCTAGAGGCTTTGTACGGTTGTGTTCTAAAACTAGTTTTGTGTTCTTGCCAAAGTTGATTGAGTTAGGCAAAAACTTTGTGCGACCAGCAGAGGTATTCCCTTCTGCATCCCATTGCACAATTCGACCTGCGATGATGCGTGATTCGACATCTGATGCAGTAATGCTAACTGGCATTGTTATTTTCATGATAACAAGTCCTCCTGTTGTCTGATTTCATCAACGCTCATCGCGCCAATTCTGTTTAGGATCTCGTAAACCTGAGCGCGCTCTAAAGGATTGCCACGTAGGAAATCGTCTAATGCGTAGCGCACTTCATTTCCTTGACCCACGAAATCCGGCATTGATAAACGCTGTTCGATTGCAGTCAAGATTGGACGTAGTGAGAAATCAACTAAAGAACGACGCTCTGAAATTGCGTTTGAGTAAGTCATTGAAGTTGTTTCAGAAGATGCAAAGTAAGCCGGTAATCCTGCAGCTCTGCAGAGTTCCAAACTGACGTACATTCTCGCTTCATTTAATTGAAGTTTGTTTGGATCAATTCCCATAGCCTGCAGTTCAACATCGGCGTTCAGAAATGCTGTGCTCCGAGTGCTGCGGGCTACGCGCCAGGCTTCAAGCAGTTTGCCGATACGCTCGCTAGTAAGATTTGTTCCGTTTGACTTTAGAACCATCATTGGTACAGGTTCTTTAGCAAATGCTTCTGATGCGTTCTCTAATGCAACCGCAGCTCTAATTGTGCGACCTGCGCGAGATAAGAATCCTTCGTCTAAACCATTAAACACGACGAGTGATGAAACGCCCATTGATGGGACTGCAACGCCGTCCACCATGTAACCGATGATCTCAGTTTGGTTTGCGTTTGTGTTAAAAGTGACGCGATCTGTTGAAACGCGTGTCCACTCTTGAACTCGTCCATCAGCATACATTGATAGGACTTGTCCATACGCCACGCCATGGAATAGCAAATCCTCAGCGATGTAAGAATAGATAGATGATCCGGGAACGCGTGAATCTGGTTGGTTAATTACGCGATTGGGTTCAACTCGTACCCCGGAAGATTTGATTCTCTGCTCTAATGGCAAAGATGCAACTGTTGAGCAAATGATGTTGCGCGCTCTAGCGATTGTTGGAACTGCCATAGCCTGTTGGCGATTAGCAGAGGACAAAGGATAGAAATAGTTTTGGACTGAGTTATTGAAAGGTGCTGGAGTCGCAGCTGCATCAACCGTCAAGGTCTGAGGTTGAGGAGCCTTCGCGAATAAGTCTCTGATAGCCATTAGCACAAAATTATATCATAATCAACCCAACACGATGTCCACTTCTGAGTCTGGACGTGTCGCAAAGTGAGAAACCATTGCCATCCCAACTGTTGCGCAGATTGTGGCACCAGATGCCTTACGTCCTAAGTACCAGCCTCCATCTTTGAAAGGCAACTTAACAGCCGATAGCACTTGCTTATTTAATTCGGCTTGGTTTGTGTGAACTAGGCGCTGGGAGGTAATTGCCGACAACATTTCGTCACAAGCCTGACCGTAAATCGCCCCATCGATGGCAGTTGTTGGAATACCTGCCGGAATCAATCGAGAAGCAACTGCACCAGCCGTTTGACGACTATAAGCGACCGTCTCCACGCTGTAACGCTTCGTCCAGACAGCGATACTGTTCGCAAGGTCTTTATCATCAATCGAAATTGGATTCGAATACGTTTCCAGTAATACTACGCAGAACTTGTCCCCAACAAGTCGTTGCGCAGCAACTAGTGCAGCTGCTTTTCGATCTGGGCTCAGATCAATAGCCATCCAAGTTGGTTGCTCCCGATCCAAAGCGAGCGTACCCTCGAACGCGCACTCTGTCCAACTTGACGGATTGATGGCTGGGTTAATCTGGCTTACCCATTGGCACAAAAGTTCTGTGCGAATAATAGACTCATCATCTGACATGGCAGATTTTAGATTGTCGATGTGGATCGTATGTCCTAAAGATGGGTTTGCTTGTTGCCAACCCTTCATGTCATCGATTGCGCAACCTGGCTCTGCCGACCATTCAAACCAGCCAATCGGATCATCTGAACCAGCAGCAGCGGCTAACCCGCGCTCGCGCATACGATTTAAGATTACGGAATGTTGGTCTCCAGCATTGGAATACATGATCGCTTGAGGATTTTTAGATGCCATCTGCGTAAAGCGCAAAGATGCCCACACTTCATCGTCTTTGTACTCTCGAACTTCGTCCAGGTGGATTGTGTCGGGTGCTGCGATACCGCGAGCAGCTGAGTTATTGGCTCTTACCAGGTATCGAGTGCCGTCATTGAGTTTAATCTCTTGGCTACCCTTGGTTTCGTACTTTTTTACAAACCGAGTCACAAGTTGTTCATTGGCTTGGATGATCTCATCGATTTTCCAAAAGATTTCAGATGAGGTTGTTAGTTTGTGAGCCGTATGGATCTGCAAACGCTCACCCCAAAGGAACATTCCAGCCAAGATTCGAAGCTGCATGAACGTAGATTTACCGTTCTGGCGAGCGATAATGACTCCCACTTCGTTGTGATACCAGCGACCATCAGGTTTGACTCGGTGCATTTCCATAGCCAAAAGTTTCTGCCAAGGGAGCAGTTTGAAGGTCTCACCAGTTACCGGATCAATCAATTTCTCCACAAAGTCAATCATTTCTTGCCCGCGGGAGGGTAAATCGACCGCTTTTGACCTAATACGCGGTTCTGTCGCCCCTAGGTAAGCCGTAGGAGGCTGTTCTAAGCCGTTCTGAGGGTTTTGAGTCATATCTAGTCGATGTTCTCCTGATAGTGGCTTATTGAGCCGTTTTTGGGGGCAAAAGATCCAAGG